ATCATCAAGACTGCTTCTGCGACCTACACTGTTCTCGCGGCTCAAACCCAATTCAAGTAATATGCCAATACTTGCAACACGCGGTGCAATAGCGGCCAGAAACTACGGGCTGTTTGGGGCTCCCGGTACTGTTACAGTCAATTTTCTTGTTGTTGCTGGCGGCGCTGGTGGCGGTTATTTTATTGGCGGCGGCGGCGGCGCTGGTGGTTTTAGAACATCTGCCGGAACTTCCGGCGGGGGAGCTTCTGCGGAAACATCACTAACTCTTAAATTAAACACTAATTACACTATCACAGTTGGAGGCGGCGGAGCCGGAGGAACATCATCGGGTCGGGGCGGAAACGGAAGCAATTCCGTTCTTGCAACAATTACATCTACCGGGGGCGGTGGCGGTGGTAGTTATGCAACCTCTTATTTTACTGGCGTGTCTGGCGGCAGTGGCGGTGGTGGCTCAGGGGCTCCCAGTTTGCCATCCGGCGGAAGTGGCACAGCCAATCAAGGGTATGCTGGCGGTAATGGTACATATCCGGCAACCAACACTCATAGATCAGGTGGCGGAGGAGGCGCTGGAGCCGCAGGAGGCAGTGGCAACGGAGTGGGCGGTAGCGGCGGCACCGGCGTGGCATCCAGCATAAGTGGGTCATCAACTACTTATGCGGGCGGTGGCGGCGGCGGTTATTTTGGATCAACCGGAGGAAACGGCTCTGGCGGCTCCGGCGGCGGCGGCGGTGCAGGAAACCCGCCTACGGGTGGTTCTGCAAATACTGGCGGCGGTGGTGGCGGCGCTGGCGCATCAAGCGGTGGCGGAAATGGTGCAACCGGAGGTTCCGGCGTTGTAATTTTCAAAATTCCAGACACTCGTACCGCAACTTTCTCTGGTGGTGTAACCCAATCATCAACAAGCTCAGGCGGGTTCAAAATCTATACCGTAACCGCTACTTCAACGACGAGCGAAACGGTATCAATCTCATGAGCCATTTTGCCAAACTTGATGAAAATAATGTTGTTATCTTTGTTACCGTTGGCCGCGACGAAGATGACGGCAAAGAATTAGAACTCTCTGCCCGCACGGGAGACGTTTACAAGCAAACAAGTTACAACACGCGCGGCGGATTGCATTACGGTCGGGACGGTAAACCGGATGGCGGTGTCGCACTAAGAAAAAATTACGCTGGGATAGGATATACATATGACGCCCAGCGCGATGCTTTTATACCACCTAAAGATCATGCTTCTTGGATATTAAATGATCAATCGTGTTTGTGGGAAGCCCCAATTCCGTATCCAAAAGATGGAAATACATACTATTGGGATGAAACGGAACTTAACTGGAAAAAAACGTAATGTCCTACACATACGCGACGTATACAACAGCACTTGCGAACTTGATGGTCGTGTCTACGAGCGATCCAAACTTTGTCGCAATAGAGCCGTCCATCATTGATTATGCAGAGCAGCGCATCTACCGCGAGCTCGATCTGCCGTATACCAACACAACCGACAGCAGCGCAACGACGACTGCCGGCCAGCGCACATTCAATCTTCCAACCACGCTAGGCACATTCATCGTTGTCGATTATCTCAACATCATCACGCCATACACGGCAACGACGACAACGGGAACCCGCGTTCCTCTTATTCCTGCGTCGCGCGATTTCATCGATATTTCGTATCCAGCAAATACGTCGGCGACGGGAACGCCCGTTTATTTCGGCATGGTTTCGAACTCTCAGGTCGTGTTCGGGCCAGTGCCGGATCAGGCTTATCCGGTCGAGGTGATCGGAACGATTAGGCCCGCGCCACTGTCTTCGACAAATACCACGACAATCCTGACGACGTATGTGCCTGACCTGTTCATGGCCGCGTCGATGGTGTTTGCGTCTGGTTATATGCGGAACTTCGGTTCACAGGCCGACGACCCGCGCATGTCACAGTCGTGGGAAAATCAGTATCAACTTCTCAAGGCTTCTGCGCAGACAGAACTCGCCCGCCAGCGTTTCGAGAGCTGGGGCTGGTCTTCTGGTTCGCCGCAGAAAGAAACCGCAATTCCGAGGGCTTAATCCATGTCTACAACAAACAGCCGTGGTCTTATTCTACCGGATGTCGGCGGCGATACGGCGGCTTGGGGCGGTTATCTCAACAACGACCTTGGCTACATCACACAGATGTTTGGCACGGTTTTGGAGATTTCTGTCACATCTGGCGCGACCCTCACGACCACGCAGACACAGAACGGCGTTATTCGTTTCACGGGTACTCTTACAAGCAACGTGGACGTTTCTTTCCCCAACGTGTCTGGCGTTTGGCAGATCGACAATCGCACGACCGGAAATTATTACGTTCGCGTCAAGACAGCCACGGGTGCAAACCAAACGATTGGTTTGCCGCAGGGTGTTGTGACGCCAATTCGAGTTGAAAGCGGAACGGACGGCGGCGTTACAAGCTATCCCGGCGTTTCGTTCGTTAATTCGCCGTTGCCCGGCACGTATTGGGATTATGGTTCTGGCACCACGCCGGTTTGGTTTGGCGGATGCACGAGCGACGGCACGACAGCGCAGCTTCCTTGGATTGTTTGCGACGGGTCGACATACAATATCACATCATATCCTTATCTTGGCGCAATTCTTGGAAGCACGTTCGGCGGAAACGGCGTCACGACGTTTGGCGTTCCAGATCTCAGAAACCGCGCTCGTGTTTCTGTCATGTCCAGCGGCGCGCGTTTGACTTCCGCCGTTTCTGGCATTGACGGAACTGTTGTAGGTTCTGGCGGGTCTACATCGGAAAGCACGACGCTTAGCACTAGCCAGATTCCGGCGCATAATCACAGTATTACTGATCTGGGTCACACTCATACATATTTATACAATGGTTCCAGCAATCAAAGCGGACCGGGCGGTGGTAATGTAGGGGCATCCAGCTTGGGTCCATCATCAACTACACAATCAAGCCCCACTGGTATCACCATTAACAACACCGGCGGCGGCGGGGCCCACACCAACGTGCAGCCGACGATCGTGGCTGGGTTGACGTTTATCAAGACCTGATATGCCGACAAAATCAGTCAAACTCATACCGGGCGTCAACGTCGAAAGAACTCCGACGTTGAACGAGGCCGGTATTTCTTATTCGTCGTTTGGAAGGTTCCGCGACGGGCTGTTCCAGAAGATTGGCGGATGGACGCAATACTTTAACTTGTCGTCCGGCACTCCTCGCGCAATGCACGCTTGGCAGGATCTGAACAACGTAAAGCATCTTGCTGTCGGCACGACGTCTTCATTCATTGCGGTGACGTCAGGTTCAGCGACAAACCTTACGCCGCAGACAAAGACAACAGACTTTGCGCCGAAGTTTTCAACGACAAATGTTGTTAGCGGTACTTGGAACCCTAACGAAGTATTAGTTGACGATTCCAACATATCGAACGTAACGACATATGACGGCGTTTATTTCAATACGCCAATATCAGTCGGCGGGTTAATTCTTTCAGGTTATTACCCCATAGAAAGACTTGGTGCAGCAGCTACTCAATACTATATTCTTGCATCTTCAAATGCGACTTCCTCTGTATCAAACGGCGGCGCTGTTCCAACCTTCACAACGGTATCAGGAACATCCACGGTTACTGTGACGCTCACTGCACACGGTCTATCCGTTGGCAACACTGTTGTGTTCCCAATCTCAACGACCGTAGGCGGCATTGCAATAACAGGCTCCTATACTGTCGCAACGGTTCCAAACGCAAATACATTCACGATCAACACGTCGACCGTTGCTACTAGCAATGCTGGACCTTCAGGAACGACATATACGGTTACATTCACTAATGGATCAGCAAATATATCTGGAACAAATCTTCCGGCTACACCGGGGACAATTGTAACATTTACAACGACTGGCTCTCTCCCAACCAACTTTTCCACCGGCACAAACTATTATGTTTTACCGGGGGGCACATCTTCTATAATAACTGTTTCTTCTACCCTTAATGGATCGGCAATTTTAGCTGGAAGCGCTGGGTCAGGAACACATACTCTAAATCAAAACTATAAAATGAATACAGGAAACTGCCAGCTTCTTTATTACATCACACTTGGCCCGGCTGCGGCGGGTATTGGATACGGCACAGGATCGACTTACACCGTCACGTTTACAAACGGCTCTGCAAATATTTCAGGAACCGGCTTGCCGACAGACCCCGGGCAGCCTTGTACATTTACAACGACAGGTACATTGCCAACGAATTTTGCGGTAAATACAACTTACTACATTCTTTCTACCTCAACATCGACCACATTGAATGTAGCTTCTACTCCGGGCGGCACCGCCATTGTCGCGGGTAGCGCAGGATCAGGCACGCATACGCTTAATCTGGGATACGGTGTCGGTACTTATGGTTTTGGTAACGTGCCGACCGCACAGAACGGCACGTCAATTACAACGAACAACTGGACCATCGACAACTGGGGTCAATATGCGGTTGCCTGTCCGCAAAATGGTGCGATCTACTATTGGGATCCAAACGCAGGCTTCTCGACGCTGAGGCAAATACAAAGCGCGCCGCTGTTCAATCGTGGCTTGTTTGTGTCGATGCCACAGCAAATCCTTGTTGCGTATGGGTCGACCACGCAAACCAATCTTGGTTTGCAGCAAGATCCTCTTCTTGTCTCGTGGTCTGATCAGGGCGATTTCACGCAGTGGACGCCTCTTACGACAAATCAGGCTGGCTCTTATCACATCCCGACGGGCTCTGAAATCGTCGGCGGTTTGCAGGGGCCGCAGAACGGTCTCATTTGGACCGATCTCGACCTTTGGTCGATGAACTATCTTGGCTATCCGCTTGTGTTCGGCTTCACGAAAGTCGGCGCAAATTGCGGTCTCATTGGACAACACGCGGCATGTCAGCTTCGCGGCTCCGTGTTCTGGATGGGCAAGTCGAACTTCTTCGTGTTCAACGGCAATAATGTGCAGATCATCCCGTGTCCGATCTGGGATTACGTGTTCCAGAATTTGGATACGACAAATCAAATCAAATGCGTTGCTGCCGCGAACACCGGCTTCAATGAAGTGTGGTGGTTCTTCCCGTCGGCTTCGGGAACGGGCGAGCCGAACAACTACGTCAAATACAACATCGTTGAACAGACGTGGGACTTCGGTCAGCTTTCACGCACGGCTTGGATCGATCAATCTGTTCTTGGCCAGCCGCTTGGCACAACGGTCGATTCCGTCGTTTATCAACACGAGACGGGCACCGACGCAAATGGCGCTCCTATCGTCTCGACGATGCGAACCGGCTACTTTGTCGTGAATGAAGGCCACGAAAAGACCTTCATCGACATGGTTTGGCCAGACTTCAAATACGGCACATACGGCGATCCAAATCCAAACGCGCAAATCCAAATCACGGTCTACGCCGCCGATTATCCAAACGACACGCCGCAGGTTTATGGCCCATATACGGTGTCGCCGTCGCAGAATACTTACTTCAACACGCGCGTAAGAAACCGCCTTCTTGCGCTTCAATTCCAGTCTTCAGATCTGGGCTCGTTCTGGCGCATCGGCAACGTCCGCATACGTTTCGCGCAAGACGGCAAGGTGTAGGAATGTCATTCCTCGACAACATGGGCGGAGGCGGCTTTCTGGGGTTCAATAACCTCGAGACCGCGCTTCAGAACCTCAACAAGAACCTGTCCCAGCTCATCCAGAGCCTCGGGAACGTAACGTGGAACGGCACGAACGCCAAAACCAGCAGTGTGGTTACGACCTCCACGCTGATTTACGCGGGGTCAGGCACGCTGGTTAATTTTGCGGTAACCGTGGCTGGGTCTGCTTCGGGCACAATCAATAATTCTGCCACAACCGCAGGTGCCGCGTCCAGTAATGTGATTTGTGCAACGCCGAACACGGTCGGCATCGTGGCCGTGGGTTCCCAGTTCACAAATGGTCTGGTGGTATCGCCCGGATCAGGGCAAAGTGTTAATGTTACTTACATTCCGGGGTGATTTGCAATGCCTTTGATCAAATCTGGCTCCAAGAAAGCCATTTCTACCAATATCCGCACTGAAATGGCGGCTGGTAAGCCTCAGAAGCAGGCGGTCGCCATTGCCCTAGAAACGGCCCGTAGAGCGAAAAGGGCCACGGGGGGTGCCGTGGGCCACGTCCATACCGGAGGCATCGTCTCCGACGTTCCGGGGCGCACTGATAAGCACCCTATGGATGTCGAGAGCGGGAGCTATGTCGTGCCGGCCGACATTGTGTCAGGATTGGGGCAGGGCAATACGCTCGCCGGCCTGAACAAGCTTGCGGCCAAGTTCGGGGCCAGTCCGTTCGGCAAGCCCGTTCCCAAGCGCCGGCGGGCGGCTGGCGGTATCTCGGGGTTCCCGGCCGAAGTTAACGTCGAGGCCGTGCCGATCATTGCCGCAGGCGGAGAATACGTCATTACGCCTGATCGTGTCGCATCCCTTGGCGGTGGTAGCCTCAAGCGAGGACACGAAATGCTCGATCAGTGGGTTCTTGGCGAGCGCAAGAAACTGATCGACACGCTCAAAAATCTTCCCGGCCCAGCGAAGGACTAACCCATGACCTCGCAATCCATCGTTCGTCTTGCTGACCCAAAAGATGAAGATGCCATTTTCGAATTGTGCAGAATGCTGCATGCAGAAAATGGATTGTTTCCGATGGACGACAGTCTTGTTCGCGAAACAATGATGAAAGGCATCGAAAAGAAGGGCGGCATTCTTGGAGTGATCGGTCCGGTGGGCGGCCCTCTTGAGGGCATCATCTACATGATCATTTCCAGCTTCTGGTACAGCAGGAAGCCGCATCTCGAGGAGCTTTTTAACTACGTTCCACCTGAGTATCGCAAATCAAATCACGCTAAGGCGCTGATTGAGTTTGCGAAGAAATGCGCCAACGATGACATACGCCTTGTCATTGGTGTCGTATCAAACACGCGCACGGAGGCGAAGGTCCGCCTTTATGAGCGCCGCCTCGGAAAACCCGCCGGAGCGTTTTTCGTCTATCCGCCGCCCGCTGCGGCCTATCACGGATAAAATAAAATGGGTTCCAAAGGCAGCCAAAAGACCGAAAGCACCAGCACTCAGAAGACAAGTGCTGATCCGCGCGCGGAAGCTCTTTATACGGACGTTTTAGCACGCGCACAGGCGGCGTCTGATACGCCGTATCGAGCCTATCCGGGCCAGTTGGTTGCCGGGTTCACTCCCGACCAGCTCACCGCGATGCAGGGCGTCCGCGACGTGCAGGGTGCTTATGGGCCGTATTTGCAAACTGCCGCAGCTTACGGTCAGCGCGCCGGTGAATACATAACGCCTTCTGATATTCAGAGGGCTATGAGCCCATACATCCAAGATGTTGTTGGTTCAACCGTCGAGCAAGCGAACAGACAATATCTTAAAGCCATGTCTCAATTGCGTGGCACCGAAGCTCAGCAAGGAGCATTCGGGGGAACCAGATCTGCCGTTGCAGAAGCTAATCTCGCTGCCGAACAACAGGCAAACAGAGAAAAGCTTATCGCCGATCTTATGAACAAGGGCTACACGCAAGCCGTCGCGCAAGCGCAAGCCGATCGAGCTGCTGCTGGGCAAGGCGCTCAAATTATGCAGGGCATCGCCGGCTATGAGCAGGCCCTGCCATTGGCCGGATACAATCAACTTTTACAAACCGGCGCGCTTCAGCAGCAGCTCGCGCAACAGCAATTGGATGTTCCGTATCAGCAGTTCTTGGAGCAGCGCGCTTATCCATATCAGCAGGCGCAGTGGCTCGCCAGCATTGGTCAGGGCATCGGCCCGCTACTTGGCGGCACGAGTTCTGGTCAGTCGACGACAATCGCAACGCCGGCGCAGCCTTCTCTGTTGTCGCAAATTGCAGGCGGTGCTTTGGCGCTTGGCAGTCTTGCCATTCCGGGCGGCGGTTCGCTTGGTGGCGCTGCAATGATGGGGATGTTCTCTGACGAACGCGTTAAAGAAAACATAGAGCCGGTTGGTAAACTGAAAAACGGTTTGACCGTTTACAAATACAACTACAAAGGCGATCCAAGAACTCAGATTGGTTTGATTGCTCAAGAAGTCGAAAAGAAAAACCCGGAAGCCGTCGGTTCTCATAACGGTCTTAAGACTGTTAATTACGATGAAGCAACAAAGAAAGCAAACGGCGGCGCAGTCGGCGGCGACATCGACGTTGTCGGAGCTATGGCGCAGGCGCTTCAGCTCGCCGATGCAGAAATGTCGGAGCCGCAGATCGCTCAGCCCATGCCAATGGCTGACGGAGGCGCGGCTGAAATCGTGCATGGCGCGCTCGACCTCGCGCAGGCAATGAAGCGCAGCTTCGGCGGTTCGGCCGATCACATGGCCGACGGCGGCGTTCCGGGCTCGACGATCGGCGTGATTGAAGTCGGTGGGCGGAAGATTCCCAACATCTTCCCGTCGAGCAGGCTGTCTGCGTCGTCTTTCCGCGCACCGGATGTAAAATACGCGCCTGTCGGAGACATCAAGACGCCCGACTATTCGTCCGTCATGAAGGGCTTGGGCGCGGCGTTTAAGATGCCGAAGTCCGATATGGAAAAATACGGCACATATGCAACATCAGGCACCGGGACATTCTTGGGTTCCGCAGGAGACCCCACCGGCGGCGGTGCTGTTCTAACGCCAGCCAAAGACGGCGGCTCCATGTTCGACCCGACGCCGATTGAATATCAACGAACTGACGATGTTCTGCCGACCGTTGATAGCGAGGCGGCATTTGCTCCAGAGCCAATCCCCGGCGGGGCAGTTGCTCCCAAACCAATCACCGGCGAGACAATCCCGCAGGTGGCAGAGGCCCCTGTGTCGAGGGCGAGGTCGACGGAAGAATCTCCTTATGATGCCGTATGGCGTCGAGTGATTAAGCGGGAAAGCGGCGGCAAACAATTCGATAGAGAGGGCCGCCCGCTTACTTCTTCTGCCGGCGCAATTGGCATTGCTCAGGTCATGCCGGGCACCGCTCCGGAAGCCGCGCGCTTGGCTGGTGTTGAGTTTGATCCCGTTCGTTACAGGAACGATGCTGAATATAATGAAACGATCGGCCGGGCCTATTTCGACAAACAGATCAAAGATTTTGGCGGTGACGTAGAAAAGGCCGCAGCCGCCTATAATGCTGGTCCCGCTCGCACACGTCAGGCTCTTGCAAGGGCGCAGAGAGAGGGTGGCTCTTATCTTGATTATCTGCCAGCAGAAACACAGAACTATGTAGCGTCTATCATGAGCGGCGGCGCTGGCACTGCATCCGCGCGAGACCTGTCTGGCGCTAGGGCAATGTTTGCTCAGCAAAGGGGTCTTGGCGAGCGCAGTCTGCCGTCTGATTTAACCGCTCTTGATACAGTTGAAGGCCGCGTAGGGCCGCCGGTCGAACCCGGCGTAGCGCCTCGTGTCGCAGAGCCACTCGCAGCAGAGGCCGCGCGTCCACCCACCCAGCAACAGGTCGCAAGGGCCAACCGCGCCACGTCAATCTTTGAGAACCTCACCGGCATTCAATTGTCGGACGAGGGCCGCATGGCAATGATGGCTATGGGCCTGAAGATGATGACAACGCCCGGCTCCATCGGCACCGCGATCGGCGCTGGCGGGTTGCAGGGGCTGGCGACGTATGCTGAGGCGCAGCAGCAACAGGTTGCCCGCGCTGAAAAGGAACGTGAGTATCTGCTCCGCAAGCAGCAGGCCGAGCGCGAAGAGCGCAGACTCACTGAAACCGAGCGGCATCAAAGGGAGATGGAGAGACGGCAAGTAAGACAGATTGAATTGCAAGAGCAGAGAGCCGCAGAAGCTGAAAAACGTGCTGCGCAAGAAGCTGCAAGAAATCGTTACACTCTTTCTGACAGATCTACGAAGGACGGCAAAGACGTATACTTTGATAAAGACTCAAATCAATACGGAACTTTTGAAAAAGGCTCGTTTGCTCCCGTATTTCCAGAAAAACTAACCCCGCCAAAATCTGAAAGAGGCCGATGGAAAGATACCGGCATGCTTTCAGAAGACGGAAAACCAATTCTTAGGGATGAAGTCACTGGTCAATTAAAAACCAGTGATGTTCCCGAAGGAATTGGTAAAATCACAAGAGCGCCAACACCCGCGGAATTGGCGGCA